GGGATGGTAAGTCTATTCCAGTCGTAGTAGGTAATTTACAGGGTGCAGATAAGATACAAATAGCCTGTAGAGAACAAAACATACCCTATATTCTGATAGACCATGGCTACTTTCACAGGTCGTCTGAATTAGAATGGGCTAGATTCTGTGTAAATAACTATCATTGCACAGATTGGCGTGTATCAGATAGAGAAACACCTAAAGTTCACGAGTATCGTAGTGGTGAAAACGTAGTTGTGTTACCTCCACCAGAAAAGATAGCTTATATTTACCAAACTTCTAATTGGTTAGACAGAACAGTAGAAGAGATTAGAAAACATACAGAAAGAAAGATTGTCATTAAGCGTAAAGGCGAAGGTGACTTTAAACAAACATTAGAAAAAGCTCATGTCATTGTGAGTTTTGGTAGTGTCGCAGATGTAGAAGCACTTATTCGTGGTGTTCCTGTCATAGGTTCACCTTATAGCCCTGCAAACCCTGTATCCAATAACATTAAAGACATAGAAAACTTAACATATTTTGACAGAACAGCATGGTTAAGCTCATTAGCTGCTAGTGAATGGCATAAAGATGAGATGGACAAGTGCTGGGATAGATTAAAAGGACAATTAGATGGCATTTACTAACTATACTAGCTTTGTTTCTACAGTAGAAAGCTACTTAGCACGCACAGACTTGACAACTGTCATACCTGACTTTATTCAGATGGCACAGTTAAGAATGAGTCGTGACTTACGAACAGAAGCTATGTTAAAAGTAGCAACAACTACTCCTACAGATAGCAAGGTAGCATTTCCTACTGACTTCTTAGAATTAAGAGAAATGCACTTTCAAGGTAACCCACCTATTTTGTTAGAGTTCCAAACACCTGACTTGTTCTTCCGTAATGGTCAAACAACATTATCAGGTCGTTCACACTACTTTACAATGTTAGGTACAGAGTTTCAGTTTGCACCTAGCCAAGATACAGATTACACCATTCAAATTTTATACTATGCTCAACCAACATTTATTTCTAGCACAACTTCTAGTAACTTGTTCTTAGCATACTACCCAGACGCTTTACTTTACGCAACATTAGCAGAAGCAGAACCGTATTTAATGAATGACCCAAGAGTAGCAACATGGTCAGCATTATACGACAGAGCTATTGCTAATATCAAGAAAAGCGATTTAGGTCAAACATACGCATACACCACATTAAACGTAACACCAAGATAAAGGAAAAATCATGGCAGAAATGAGTAACTTTTTAGAGAACGCACTTATAAATGCAACTCTACGAGCAACAACATACACATCAGTAGCAACAGTATATGTATCACTATGGACTTCAGACCCTACAGACGCAGGTAGTGGTACAGAAGTATCCGGTGGTTCATATGCTAGAACAGCAGTCACATTTGCTTCACCGTCTAACGGTGTTTCAACAAACTCTGCTGACGTTACATTCCCAACAGCAACAGCTTCATGGGGAACAGTAGGTTGGATTGGTATTAATGATGCTTTATCATCAGGTAACTTACTTTACCATACACCTTTAGATACAGCAAAAACAATTGATACTGGTGATATCTTTAAGATTTCATCTGGCAACCTTTCAGTTACTTTAGCCTAAGGATAAACCATGGCGTTAGTCGTCAAGGATAGGGTACAGGAAACAAGTACCACCACAGGAACAGGTACGTTTACGCTTGCTGGTGCAGTATCTGGCTTTCAGTCATTTTCTGTTATAGGTAACGGTAATACTACTTACTACGCTATTGTAGGTGGTGCAGAATGGGAAGTAGGTCTAGGCACTTATACATCTTCAGGCACTACTTTAGCTCGTAATACTATACTAGAGTCTAGTAATGGTGGCACAGCAGTAAACTTTAGTGCAGGTACTAAAAACGTATTCGTTACATACCCTGCTGAAGAAGCTGTTTACCAAGATGCTAGTGGTGATGCTTATGCTCCACAGTTTGCTGCATCTAACGGACTTAATGTTAATAACGGAACTATAGGTACATCTTACACATTTCCTACAGGATATAACTCTGTAGAAGCTGGGGATATAACAATTTCTGGAAGTGTCACAGTTACAGTTCCTTCTACTTCTCGTTGGGTGATAGTATGAGTACAATTATAAATGCAACTACCACTAATGGTGTAGTGATACAACCTGACAATAGTGGCTCATTAGTATTACAAACTAATAGCGGAACTACAGCTCTTACTATAGATACATCACAAAGAGCAGCCTTTGTAGCAGGCACAGCAGCAGCTCCAGCTATTACTACTACAGGTGATACTAATACAGGTATATTTTTCTCTGCTGCTGATACTATAGACTTTGCTGAAGGTGGTGCTGCTGTTGGTCAGTTTGACTCATCTGCTAACTTTAAATTTAACTCTGGCTATGGTTCTGTAGCAGTTGCATACGGTTGTCGTGCATGGGTAAACTTTAACGGTTCAGGTACGGTAGCTATTCGTGGAAGTGGTAATGTCAGTTCTATTACTGATAAC